TAAATCGTTCCGTGCCATTATACAAACATGCGTCGTTGTTTAAAAAATCACGCATTGCGGATGAGTTCTCGTTGAAATATATAAACGAAGACGGTTTCAAGTTCATGAACGACATGATGACAAACTGTTTTTCAGAGTTGGAGTCAATAGGCATGACCATCGACGTTGATAAATTCATTGACGTGTTTGGTCCTGAGCAGAAGAAGCACATCAAGAACAACACGGTATACTCACAATACAACCTATTTACATCTACCGGACGACCTTCTAATCGGTTTGGCGGCGTAAACTATGCGGCACTTAACAAGACCGACGGATCTAGAAATTCTTTCGTTTCTAGGCACGGAGACGACGGTATGTTAGTGATGATGGACTATAATGCGTTTCATCCAAGATTGGTTGCACGTTTGATAAACTACCCAATATCTTACGACGTAAACCCATATGAATATTTAGCCAAGTACTATTTTAACAAACCAATAGCCGACGAGGAAGACATTGCAGTATCAAAAGGGCTGACATTTCATCAAATGTATGGTGGAATCGACGATAGATGGATGTACATACCTTACTATAAGAAGGCACAGGAATATATTGACCACCGCTGGAAGTTTTTTAAACAGAACGGATATATAGAAACTCCAGTGTTTAAGCGTAAAATCAGAGATTGTCACATCGAAGATCCTACACCAAACAAGCTATTTAATTATATCTTACAGGCATACGAAACCGAAATGGCCGTAAAGACATTAAAACAACTACTAGGATACTGCGCAGATAGAAAGACCAAGCCGATTTTATATACATATGACAGTATACTGTTCGACGCCCATGGAGACGATAAGTTAGATATTATAAAAGAGCTTAAAAAAATCATGGAAGCGGACGATCTTCCGGTCAAAGTTTATATAGGGAAAAATTACGCCGAAATGCATAAGATAGAGATGGGGTGATATTTATAATTATATTGTATATTTGTTATATATGCGTATATTTATAGGTATAACAACTCATGAAACAAGACATCCTAGAAGCAGTTAATGGTTCAATTTTAGACATATGCGTTCATCCGTTGGTTGAAGATGGTACGTTTGATACTCAAAATACCGAGCATATGTTTTTATTGATGGAAAGTTTGATAGAAAAGAATTTCGACGATACGACAGTGTCCGAGGTTGTTAAAGCACTTAGACATGAGGGCAAACATCCAGAAAGACAGGCATACAATAAAGAAGGTTGGTTGGTTACTTTCCCATCCAAGGAATATAGGGATGCCGCGTTGAAAAAAGGAACTCATGCAATCGCCGATCCTACACATGGAAAAGGTGGTATGAATCTTTATTACAAGAAAAAAGGAAAGCAAAAGAGAGTAACGCAGCAAGCAACCTCCCAAACAGACCCAAATGCTATAGAAAAACAAGCGCCTTCGGGCGGATCACAAGCATCTACACCAGATTCAACATCGTCCGATTTACCACCGGCAACACAACAGATGCCAGCGGGCGGATCTACACCGGAAAAAACAGCGACGGCACCATCTGCAAGTTCAGAACCATCGGCAGAAGCCCCCGCAACTGCTCAATCAGATCCGATACCCGCGTCAACTACGGAACCTTCAAACAAAGGTGCCGCCACATCTATAGGTGCCGCCACGGCAGCTCCGGTGCCTAAAGCAGAACCATCCGCCTCGGTAGTTCAACCAAAAGTTGATATTACTGTACAATTTGCGAAGAGTAAAAATTGGTCGTCAACTCCATACGGAGAGTGGAGAGATTCCGCCGGGTCCGTCGTTGCAGTTGTTAGTTTAAGTGGTGAAGTTGCTCCGATCAAATCAAACGATAGAGACGAATTAAAATTGTTCTCGGAAAAGCAAGGGTAACATGTACAATACGAACACGCAGTTACTTTGTACTTTCTCTGGCGTTGCTTCGTATCAAACCGACATTGAATCGATACAAGAATTTTACAAGATCGACGGTGGTAAAGTTTACATTTTAAAAAATTCGGAAACTCCAAATGAAATTTTTCTTACATACAATGTAGAAAAAAATAACGGTAAACATTTTCCGAGGACAATATCTGTACACCGCAAAAAAGATTTTAATATATTATATTCAATTAACGCTCTTAATGAATTGATAAAGCAAGAGAATGGTGGACTATTTTCTCACACATATCAAGTCGATTGGACTAAATTTAAAGATTCAATAATTGTTGTGAATGACGGCAAAATAAAAATTATGCCCACAAAATTATTGCGTGTTTTTTTCTTGTAAAATAACACAAAGTGTGCAAGATTGCTAGTGTTATTCGATATTTATGTATTGAATAAATTAACGATTGCTCAGTTATCAGTTGCTAGTAAAAATTTAGAAAGTTCTTATTATAAGTTGACAATAGTCAATCGTTGATGCATTCTACACATCAATTGACTGATTGGTTTTTCAACCAGTCGGCAAGTTAAACATTAAAAAGTTAAAAGTTAAGGAACATTATGGCATTAGATCTATCAAAAGTAAAGTCGCGTCTTGAAGCACTCAAGACCACCACAACAAAGTCCACGAGTCTGTGGAAACCGAGCGCTGGCAAGCAAGTTATTCGCATTGTCCCGTACTCTCACAATACCGAAAATCCATTCATCGAATTGTATTTTCACTATAACATGAACGGAAAGACTTATTTGAGTCCATCCTCGTTCGACCGCCCAGATCCTATTGTCGAGTTTGCAAACAGACTCAAGCAATCCAAGGACAAGGAAGAATGGAAGCGTGGTCGTGCATTGGAACCAAAGATGCGCACTTATGTTCCCGTTCTTGTTCGCGGACTAGAACACGAAGGTGTCAAGTTCTGGGGCATGGGTAAGCAAGTTTATCAAGAAATCTTGAGTATTTGCGCCGATGCCGATTACGGTGATATCACCGATCTAAGAGCTGGCCGCGATATCGTCGTGGAATTCAAATCCGCAGAAGAGACTGGAAAGTCTTTCCCAGAAACAGCTATCCGCGTCAAGCCAAATCAATCCCCAGCATTCGACATCAACGACAAGAACCTCGTCGATAAGGTGAAGAATCAAAAGAACGTCACCGAGTTGTTCCCAGAACTTACTTATGACGAATTGGCAACCGTCATGGATGCATGGCTAAATGCGGCTGATCCAGATAGTGAAACAGCAGTCCCTGTTGTTGAAGAAACGGAACAAGTTTCCGAGCCAGTCAAGAGCGCGACCGCTAAGGCCGCTGTCAAGGCTCCTTCCAACAAGGATATCGCCGACGAATTCAAAGACCTATTCGGTTCCTAAGAATAGTCGTTTTGTTTAATCAAACAGTATGAACGCCTATTCGCCATATCAAAATGGTGCATAGGCGTTTTTTATATAAACCTTTATAAATTATGAAAGATAAAAAAAATAATGAACCTGATGCAGTACGTGACGAGTTGGCCGAAGCATTGGCTGAGTCGTTGAACAAGAACAGTGACGGAAAAGTCGCTTTCTTTTTGGACGCCGAAGATGACCCGTCTCAAATTGTGGATTGGGTTTCTAGTTGAAATAGTTTAGTTGACTTGGCAATTGCTAATCGGCCAAATGCCGGACTACCGGTTGGTAGAATCACCGAACTTACCGGTTTAGAAGCATCTGGTAAAAGTTTGATGGGTGCACATTTGCTTGCAGAAACGCAACGCAAAGGTGGACTTGCAGTATTCATTGATACGGAAACGTCTGTTTCACCAGAATTCTTAAATGCAATCGGCGTGGATGTATCGAAGATGTTGTATATCAACGTTGACACTGTCGAAGATATCTTTGACAAGATCGAAGAAATGATCGCGCTGGTTCGCAAATCTAGCAAAAATCGTTTGGTCACCATCTTGGTTGACTCTGTTGCAGCCGCTTCTACTAAGAAGGAAATGGCAAGCGACCACGGTGCCGACGGATTTGCAACTGGAAAAGCTATCGCTATCAGTAAGGCCATGAGAAAAATCACCGGACTGATTGCCAAGCAACGCATCTGCTTGGCTTTCACAAACCAACTACGTCAGAAAGTTGGATTTGTTGGCCTCGGTGATCCATATACCACGAGCGGCGGAAAAGCACTTGCATTTCACGCATCGTTGCGTCTAAGACTAAAGTCAATTGGCCAAATCAAAAACGCGGACAAACAAGCTATTGGCATCAAAACCAAATGCACTGTTATCAAAAATCGCATGGGTCCGCCCATGAGAAGTGTTGAATTTGATATTTTCTTCGACCGTGGCATTGATAACTATGGAAATTGGCTGGAAAAGCTAATCGAATGGGATATCGTTACAAACGCGAAAAAAGTTAAATCTGATGTAAAGAAGACCAAGAAACAATTGGAAGACGAGAAGGAAGAAGATAAGAAAGCAAAGAATCTCCAGTTCATCATGCCAGTCGAAGGTAAAGACCCAGAGACAGTCATTTTTGAAAAGAAAGACTTGCCGAAACTTCTATCTCAACGCTCGGATTGCAAGGACTACTTGTATGGAAAGATATGCGAAAGCTTCGTCATGAAATACAAGGCTCCAAATTCGGAAATGTCTGACGACATCGAATACGATTCTGGCGCTGACGGATTAGACGAATAATCAACAATCGCGTGGAGTGAAATACCTCCACGCGATTCTCATTAAATGAATAAATTTAAATCTATATTTGAGCAAATAAAACAAGAGCACAGCAACGCTCCCGTGAATTTTGTTCGGACTAAAAATAGCAATATCTTGGTGGTCGATGGTACAAATTCGTTCATTAGATGCTGGACAGTTGTCCCAACTTTAAATGATAACGGTGAACATGTTGG